CGCCTTCGACGCCGCCCTCCACTGGCTGTTCTTCGAGGAAGTCATCCTCCACCCCCTTGGAATCTCGGGGCTTCTACTCATCGGCGCATGGCTCCAACGAGCCGCCGACCGCCGCACCGAACGAAAGGCAGGCCGATGACTGTGTGTGCGAACCGAACCGACAGTCCGGGGTTCTTCACGTCGTGCTGGGACGCCAATGGGCGTACAGCATGCCTGTGCGGGGCTGCGGTGGCTGCTGAGAGCGATGCGAGGGGCGAAGTGGACCAGAACCACACCGATGTCATTCCAGGCCGTCAGATCGGCTCTGAGGGAATCGAGGGAGCGGTATGAGCGAGACGACCGAAGCGTGCATCCGAGGATGCCGCATGTATCGCCGCCACCTAGTCGAGTGCGAGGGCGCTACCGACGAGACCTGCCTAGGCTGCCTGCCGCAGCGAGCGACCCATGGACACCTGTGCGACACATGCCGACGCCGCTTGCAGTTGATGATCCACGACTCGCCCACGGTGATCCGCTGGCTGACGGGCAACATGATTGCTGGCGATAGCGGGTCGCGCGCCAAGGAGGACCACGAGCAGATCCGCAGTGAGGGCGAGGTGCCGGCGCCGATCAAGGTCGACGTCCTCGACCTGCGCGACCTGCTCCGAGACCGCCTCACGCTCTGGGTGGACGACTGGTGCGAGCATAAGGGCCTGAGTGGACCCGATCGCCACACACCGGAAGCTGATGCCGAGTACCTGCTGATGTGGCTGCCGGGGATCTGCGGTCTCTCCTGGATCGGCGACTGGTGGACCGAGATGGCCGAGACGATGAGCGAGGCTCACGCGCTCGCACCATGGCGGCCCGTGATGCGCAGACTGCCTGGCGTGACCTGCCCTGGCTGCGCCGAGACGAACCTTGCGATCTTCGGTGGAGAGTCCGACGTGACCTGCCTGTCATGCGGGATCATGATGACCGAGGACAGGTTCGAGCTCTGGCAGCGAGTGCTCAAGGAAGATCGCGAGGTGGCGTCGTGACCGTGACCACCGATGAGGCCGCAGAGATTGCTGGCGTCGACCCTGCCGTCATCCGCAAGTGGGTGCTGCGAGGTGACCTCGAGCCCGTGCGGCGAGGCGCCAAGCCACTGCGATTCAACTACGACGAGGTGGCCAGAGTGCAGCGCCAGAAGCGCGGCAAGGGTTGGCGACAACGACATGCTGAAGCCGCTGCGACGTGGGTTGCTAGCGCACCTCTCAACGATGTGGCACGATAGGGGCTAGGAGTAGTGCGCCCCGAGCCAGAACCAGCCGGGGCGTTTCGCATTCTCGGGACCATGCACCCTGGGTCGTTCGGACAGTCTTGCGAGTGAGCGACCAAACCCCGCGTCTGGCGTTGGGCCGGCGCGCACTTACCTTGCGCTGGACGGTCAGGGGAGGTTGGTCATGATGATCACCCTCGAGCTCGTCCTTCATCGTCGCTGCGGCGGATGCACGCCGCGAGATTGCCAAGACTCGCAGCGGGAACGTGAGCGCAGGTTGGCTGAGGTTGACCTGGCGCTGGATCGGTATCTGGCTGCGCAGTGAGCAACCCGCGACGTGCCAACGGTCACCGTCGCAACCAACTCCGAGCCCAGGTGCTGCGCGAGGAAGACGACTGCTGGCTCTGCGGAAAGCCCGTCGACAAGACACTCGGACCATACCTCGACGGCTCACCTGAGGTTGACGAGATCGTGCCAGTCGCCGATGGTGGCGACCCGCTCGACCGGAGCAACTGCCGCCTCTCACATCGCCTGTGCAACGTCCGCCGAGGTCAAGAGACCAAGGCCAAGCTGCGAGCCCAACGCCGTCCTGCATCGTTCATGACCACGCGCACATGGTGACCCTGGGGAGGGCTTGGGGGTGCGAGGACAGCCACCTCTTGGCATAGGGCTGTGTGTGTGCCACCCCGATTTTTGAGAACCATACTCAACCCCGCGTCACTCCCGACGCACACCACGCTCACGCCGAGCGGTCAATCGGCGGCACTGGGAGGCTGGAATGAACGACGAGACCTACGACCTCGTGTCCGCAATGGAGGCCGGCGATGTGCTGGCTGAGGCTGAGCGCCGCTACGAGATCATCGCCGAGATGCTCGACCCGCGCCGCGAGATCCGCGAGAACGAGCGCCCGATCACCGGCACCGAGGTCAAGGCGCTGTCCATCGAGGCCGACCGCCTGATGCACAAGATCGTGACCCTGCGAGCGGAGAAGGCGGCGAAGGTCAAGGCCGTCACCGACGAGGCCGCCGCGCCGGACGCCGACAAGCTCGGCAAGGTGGTCGCGTTCGATGCTGACCGCTTCCGCAAGAGCGGCTAACCCCGAGCCCCTGGTCAACATCGCTCGGCACTGTGTGGTGCCGGACGACATCGCCTTCACTCGCTACTACGAGCTGATCGCACCGGAGTTGCCCGGCATGGGCATCACTCTCGACCAGTGGCAGCAGGACATTTGGGAGATCGGGCTCGGCCTGCGCGAGGACGGCTCCCTGTGCTGCGACGTCATGGGCGTGACACTGAGCATCGCTCGCCAGGCTGGCAAGACGTGGGGCATCATGGTCGGCCTTGTTGCCATCTGCCTCTCGCGGCCGGGCACGACGGTCGTCTGGTCCTCGCATCACGATCGCACCTCGAGCGAGACGCTTTCCAAGATCGCCGGCATTGTCGAGAAGCCGGCCGTTCGCCCCAAGATGCGCACCTCACACCCGGTCGTCTTCACCGACGACAGTCGCGGCGTCCACTTCGCGAACGGTTCCCGCATCCTGTTCGGCGCTCGCTCGTCAGGCTTCGGTCGCGGCTTCTCCGAGGTTGACATCCAGGTGTACGACGAGTGCCAGAACCTCCGCGAGGCAGCACTCACCGACATGCTGGCGGCCATGAACGTGTCCGACCTCGGGCTCGCGTTCTTCATGGGCACTCCGCCCCGCCCCCAAGAGTCCCGCCTCGGCGTCGATGAAGCATTCAAGCGTCGCCGCGCGCGGGCGATTCAGCCCAAGAAGCACCGCCCCTTCAAGGGTGTGTTCGTGGAGTTCTCCGCAGATCGTGGCGCCCCGCTCGATATCGAGCACCCCGACTTCTGGGATCACCTCGCCACCGCCAACCCGTCGTTCGGCTTCCGCGTTGGCAAGTCGGCCATCGAGCGCCTCGTCGAGAACATGTCCCCCGAGGACGTCTATCGCGAGGTCATGGGCATCTGGGACGAAACCCAGAAGGCCGAGGTCATCATCCCGGCCGCCGTCTGGGAGAAGTTGGCAAGCGCCGGCCCCCCGAACGGAACCCCGCCGAGTGCGATCGGCGTGGATGCCTCGCACGACGGTGTGCTCGTCGTTGCTGGCAGTTGGCGCACAGGGGATTCCACGCACGTCGAGCTGCTGGCCGTGGACAACTGGACGGATGATGAGGCGGCTGCCGACTGGATCGCCGAACGCGCTGGCCGTCGCATCACCATCATCATCGACACGATGTCGCCAGCCGCACGCCTGATCCCCCTGCTCAAGACCCGCAAGTGCAAGATCGGCGGCGGCTCGTCCACCGATATGGCGCGCGCCTGCGGTGGTGTCCACGCTGCGGCACTCTCGCCTCTCGCACTCCTGACCCACGACGGGCACCCCCTGGTGACTGCCGCGCTCGCGACCGCGAAGAAGCGACTGATCGGCCAGGCGGGTGGATGGGGATGGGACCGTCGCGACCCTGACGTCAACATCGCCCCGCTCGTCGCTCTGACCCTCGCCCACTATGGCGCCGCCGTTGAGAAGCCCAAGGCCGGCCGCGTCGTCACCGCATGAAGGGAGACCGCCTGTGCTGACTCCCGACGAGGTTGTCGACGTCACCCGCGACCTGTGGAAGCGTCACCGCGACGAGATGCCGCAACACGACCGCGTGTACGACTACGTGCGCGGCAAGCGCGGGCGTCCCGAGGTTCCCGATGGGGCCGGCGACGAGCTCGAGGACATCGCCAAGCTGGCGGTCAAGAACGTCCTGTCCCTCGTGCGCGATGCCTTCGCGCAGGGATTGGCCGTCACGGGCTACCGCTCTGCCAGCGAGACAGACAACGCCGCGGTCTGGGCTGAGTGGCAGCGCCACCGCCTCGACGCCCGACAGGGTGAGCCGATGCGCGCCGCGATCACCTACGGCTCAGCCTACGGTGTCGTCACGGACACGGTGCGCTTCCGCTCCCCGCGACAGATGATCGCTGTCTACTCAGACCCGCACGTCGACCTGTGGCCGGTCTACGCCCTCGAGACGTGGATCGACGACTCCGAGAAGCGCGCCCGCCGATTCGGCACGCTCTACGACGACACGCACTCCTACCCGCTCGACCTCGGCTTCATCCAGCGCGCACGGTCGGGCGACGACGAGGAGCGATACTCCCGCGCGGCTACGGTCACTCCCACCTTCGATGACGACTACGAGCCCACCGAGCACGGCAACGACGGGTGCCCTGTCGTCCGCTTCGTCAATGCCCGCGACGGTGAGCGCCTCGTCGTTGGCGAGATCGAGCCACTGATCGAGCAGCAGCGCGCGATCAACGTCGTGAACTTCGATCGCCTCGTGGTGTCACGCTTCGGCGCCTTCCCTCAGCGGTACGCGATCGGCTGGGCTCCGAGGTCGTCGAGCGAACTGGCCAAGGTGTCCATGAACCGCCTCCTCGCCTTCGAGGACGGCAAGGAGACTGTCCAGGTCGGGGCCTTCCCGGCCGCGTCCGTGGAGCCCTACAACTCGATCCTTGCGGAGATGATCCGCCACGTCGCGATGACTGCGGGGATCACGCCGCTCACCCTGACTGGCGATATCGAGAACATCGCCGCCGAGGCCGCCGCCATGATCGACGCGCCCTACCAGCGCAAGCTCGCGGCCAAGCGTGAGTCGTTCGGAGAGTCGTGGGAGCAGATGCTCGGCCTGATGGCTCGCAGGGCCAACATCGAGGTCGACGAGTCCGCCGAGGTTGTATGGCGCACTGACGACTCCCGCGCGTTCGGCGCGGTCGTGGACGGGATCACCAAGCTCGCGGCTGCCGGCGTGCCGCTTGAGGTTCTCCTCGACGACGTGCCGGGCTGGACCCAGCAGCAGATCGAAGCCGCACGCTCGGCACTTCGGCGCAGGTCTGGCGGTGGCGTGCTCGCCGCCCTGCGCGACGCCGCACCGGCTCCTGAGGACTCGGCGGCGATCAAGGCCAAGGCGGACGCGATGGGCGTGCTCATCCGCGCTGGTGTCGACCCGAAGGAAGCGGCCGACCAGGTTGGATTCTCGGGCATGAAGTTCACGGGCGCCGTGCCCACGTCACTGCGTCTGCCCAGCACCGACGCCGCCGCGCTCGAGGAGTAGCGCGTGCCACCGACCGGCCTGCGTGGCGAGACGGCCAAACTTGTCCGCCTCGCGAACAGCGACCTCGCCGCTCTGTGGCGCATGGTCTCCGAGGGCGCTTCTGCCGACACTGCCCTGCGCGACCTCTTGCCCGCAATCATTCGTGAGTACGGCCAGGCTGGCGCGGCGATCGCGGCGGACTGGTACGACGACCAGCGCGACAAGGTTGGCGCGAGGGGCCGCTTCACCGCTTCCCCGATCGACGCGGACGACCGTGGCGCGCAAGCCCTGATCGGATGGGCGCTGACCTCTGCCACCAACGACTCGACCCTTGCGACTCTCGTGGCGGGCGGCGTCCAGCGCAGGATCGCCGACCACGTCCGCCTCACGGTCGCGGCCAATGCGGTCGCCGACAAGGCTGCCGAGGGCTGGCAGCGCGTCGGAGTGGGCGAGTGCAAGACAGGCTTCTGCGACATGCTCATTGGTCGCGGCGCTGTGTACTCCGAAGCCACCGCCGACTTCGCCGCACACGACCACTGTCAATGCTCGGCCGTCCCCGCTTGGGGCGGCGAGCCGCTGCCCGTGAAGCCATTCACCCCATCGACGCGTGCGGCCACCGACGCCGACCGCGCTCGCGTCCGCGAGTACATCGCGACCCACTAGCCCCCGGCATTCGAGCCGGGTTACGCCCACACGCAGCGGTCAATGCGTGGTGCAAGGAGGACTCGCATGAGCGAGGAGAAGCAGGCCGAGCAGGTCGAGGAGAAGCAGGCCGAAGAGTTCGCGGCGATCACCTCGCAGGAGGAGTTCGACAAGGCTCTGAGCAAGCGCCTCGAGCGCGAGCGTTCCAAGTTCGCCGACTACGACGACCTCAAGACCAAGGCGTCGAAGTTCGACGAGGCGCAGGAGGCCAGCAAGTCGGAGGTCGAGAAGGCCGCCGACCGGGCACGACTGGCCGAGGAGCGCGCCACCAAGGCCGAGTCGGAGGCGCTGCGATTCCGCATCGCCAACGAATACAAACTCTCCCAGGAAGACGCGATGGCGCTCGAGCATGTCGCGTCCGAGGAGGGCATGAAGGCGGTCGCCGACCGCCTGCGAGCAAGCGCCGAATCCGGCCGCCCCAAGCCCCCCGCTGCCAAGTCGCTCAAGTCCGGCTCGTCCGGCGCTGAGTCGACTGGCGAGAAGGGTCGGGCGGCAGCAGCTCTCCGCAGTCTGCGGCAGGGCTAACCCAGACTCCCGCGAGGAAAGACCTCGGCGGGCGAACGAAAGGAGTCAGCCGTGGCTGACATCACCCGTGCCGAGGTCGCATCCCTCATTGGCGAGGAGTACGGCGGGCAGGTCATCAAGGCCGCGACGCAGGGCAGCACTGCCCTCGCCGCGTTCCCGAACGTCAACATGGGCACCAAGACGGCGAACATGCCCGTCCTGGCGACCATTCCCACCGCCGAGTGGGTGACGGACGTCGACAACACCGGCACCAAGCCGACCGCTCAGGTGACGTGGGCCAACAAGACCCTCGTCGCCGAGGAGCTCGCGGTCATCATCCCCGTCCACGAGAACACCATCGACGACGCGACCGAGGACATCCTCGCTCAGATCGCCGAACTGGGCGGACAGGCGATCGGCAAGGCGCTCGACCAGGCCGTCTTCTTCGGCACCAACAAGCCGGCCTCATGGACCTCGCTCGACCTGCACGCCGCCGCCGTGGCCGCGTCGCAGACCGTCGAGGTCGTGGACGGCGCCGGCAACGTGAACGACATCTACGGCGCCATCCTCCAGGCCGCAGGTCTCGTGGCGGACGCCGGCTTCGACCCGGAGACGCTGGTCTCCAAGCGGGGCCTGATGTACCAGTTCGCCAACCTGCGCGGCACGGATGGACACCCCATCCTGTCCGGCACCGACGTGCTCGGCTTCGACACGTACTGGAACCGGAACGGCGCTTGGCAGCCGGCCGACGTGACCGCCTTTGTGGCGGACCCGTCCACCGTCCGCATCGGTGTCCGCCAGGACGTCACGGTCAAGTTCCTCGACCAGGCGACTGTCGGCAGCATCAACCTCGCCGAGAAGGACATGGTCGCGCTGCGCTTCAAGGCGCGGTTCGCCTACGTCCTGGGCAACCCGGCCACCCCGGAGACCGGCGTTGCCGGCTACGGCGTTGCCGCGGTCGTCCCCGACGCCACCCCGTGACCGTCCGCAAGTTCACGCACGCTGTGACGGGGCGTTCTGTGCAGGTCCGTGAGGGCTCGCGCATGGAACGCCTCGTCGAGGCGGACGAGAACTACTCCGAGGACAAGCCGAAGTCCACCAGCACAAAGGAGGCCAGCGATGGCTCTGGCAACGCAGGCGGACGTCGAGGCACGTCTCGGAAGAGTGGCAACGGAGGCCGAGGAAGCAAGGCTCCCTAGCCTTCTCGACGACGCTTCGGCACTGGTGATCGGGTACAGCCGGCAGGACTTCGAGCCTGCGCCGTACCCGACGCCAGTGACCGGCGTCGTCGCTCGAATGGTCGCTCGCGTTCTGAGCCAAGGAGAGATCACTCCCGGCCTCGAATCGACGACCGAGGGCGCCGGCCCGTTCAGTCGCGGCTTCAAGTACGGCGGCGGCTCGTCAGGTGACGTCTGGCTCTCAGCTACGGACAAGACGATGTTGCGGCCCTACCGCCTCGGCGGTGGGCTGATCTCAGTGCAACTCGTGGGTGACCGCTACGACATCACTCCCGACGAGGCGTAATGCTCTCCAACTGCACAGTCACCCTCCGCGCGGTCACCACCACGACCGACGACCTGGGCGACTCCACCACCGCGACCGCCGACTCGACGCTCGACTGGGCACTCATCGCCCCCCGCTCTTCGACCGAGCGCACAGATGCTCGCTCGCCTGCTGTCATCACCGCAGCCAGCATCTACGGCCCGTTCGGCACTGCGCTCAACGCCGACGATCTGCTCATCGTGTCCGACCACTCCCCCAGCATGAATGGCACGTGGCAGGTCGAGGGCATGCCGGGCGACTGGTCCCTCGGCGACTGGCGACCGGGCTTCGAGGTTGCTGTGAAGAGGGTCGGCTGATGGCTCGCATTCACGTCCACAATTTCAACATTCCCGACAAGATCCTCAAGAGCGCTGCACTGCGCCGCGAGGTGGATGACGTCGCGGAGAAGATCGCCGACGCCGTGCGCTCCCAAGGCGTCCGCGTCGAGGGGGTGCCGGGCGACATTGAACTCCCAGTCACCGTGAGCGAGTACGCAACCGACCGAGCGCGAGCCACGGTCTGGATTTCACACCCGAGTGGCGCTGCCGTGCAGGCGAAGAACGGCGTCCTGACCAAGGCCGCCAGCGCCGAGGGCCACACCATCAAGGGCGACTAGTAACAGTCCGCCGCCTGCATCTCGGCGTCGAGGTAGTCCAGCAGGTCGGCAGTCCCCTCGCCAGTCCGCTTCCGCATTGCGTCGTCGTTCGCATCAGCGGTATCAAACTCCCGCTGCAACCCGTCACAGTCGCCCTTGCTTGCGAGATCTTCGATCCGACTCTCGACTTGCGGCGCATACCGCGACCAGTCCACTTCAGGCGCTGGCTCAGGCTCGCGCTCCGAGCCGGTCGACGCACAGCCCGTCAGTATCGCTGCCACGAGCAGCGCCCCCATCGTTCGCTTCATGCGCCCGCACGCTACAGGGGAGGTCCAGTGACGCTCTACGTCTTCCCTGATCCTCGCGCCGACGTCTCCGCACTGCTGAACGCCGCGAAGCCGAGTCGCTGGTCAACCGCCACCATCTCCACCTCCTTCCCGTCGGCAGCGATCACGGCCCCGCACATCCAGCACGCTTGGGACGGCACGCCACTTCAGGAGTCGAACCGTCAGGGAGTGACTATCCGCCTGACCGTCTGGACACCCAAGGGCAAGGTCGCGGACGGCATCGCGCTCGCACAGCTCGTCCTCGCCTACCTGCTCGACGCCGACTCCGCTTCGACGTGGCGCTTCACTCGCGGCGCCGGCCCCCTCCCTGGCATCGACCAAGCGAGCGAATTGCCGTTCTGCACGTTCACCGTGACGGCCGAGACGCGCCCGTCGGCCGTCGCCTGACGCACCCACAGTTTCCCGCGCAGCCCATCAAGCAAGAAGGAGCAACGGCATGGCTACCAAGCCGTTCTATGGCAATCCCGCCACCGACGCGCCAGTGTTCGGCAAGTACGCCGTCCTCCTGAGCGGCCTCACGTCCACCACCCCCACGGGCACCCCGGCCGGCGCCACGCTCGCGTCTATGGGGTTCATCCTCAACGACCCGTCCGGCACTCCGGTCACCACGGAGTGGGATCCGGTCGGCGCGCTGGACGACGACAACCCGATGGACGACGGCGAGGAATCCATCGACATCACCAACCACTCCGCGGCCGGCCTCGGCGTCTACGCGAAGACGTTCAAAAACCAGCAGGAGACGATCTCCTTCACCGCGCTCGAGCGGACGCTGCGCACCCTCGGCGTCCTGCACAACGCGGCCGGCCTCACCGACTCGGCGGGCGTCATTAGCGGCAAGCTCAAGCTGCGGGACCCGCTGCGCAAGTTCCGCGTCGGCCTCGTGCGCCACAACGACACCACCCTCGAGCGGAAGGTGTCGGAGAACTACGGGCAGATCGACACGATCTCCCGTTCCCTGAGCGACGGCAAGCCGACGTTCACCGTGACCATGACCGTTTACCCGGACGCCTCCGAAGAGGTCTGGGACTACTACCTCGGCCCGAAGGCGTGATGAAGATGGCAGACCGCAAGAGCACGCATGTCGTGATGACCGGCAACACCTACGACACCCAGATCGGCGACGTCGTTGCCGTGACTGCGGAGGACGCCGCGCGCCTTATCGCCAACGGCCATGCCCGCGAGGTCCGTCCTGGCGAGGTCAAGGCCGCCAAGGGCGACTAGCCCCCATGAACGCAGGGTCGGCGAACCATGCGCGGGACGCCGGCCCTGCTCTCCACCCTTCCCGCGCCCACACGTAAGGAATCCCGCGCATGAGTGACACCCCCGCACAGTCCGAAGCCACCGCCGAGACTGTCGAGTTCGAGCACTTCGACCGAACCTGGCACGTCCCGTCCAGTGCACGCCTCTCGCACCAGCGGACGCTGCGTCGCGACCCGTCGAACATCGGCATCGTCGACACGTTCCTGTCGGCCGACGAGGTCGAAGCGTTGGACGAGATCGACCCGACCGTCGACGAGCTCGACGAGTTCACCGACGTCCTGCTCGAGGCGATGGGCTTCCAGGGAAACTCCTAGCCCTCTGCCGCGTCCTCGAGACTCACGAGGCTGTGGTGGAGGGCTCGCTTTGGGTGTATGGACAGACGCGACTCGCTGACTACTACGCGGGCGACCTGACCTTGCGGGAGTTGCTGAACCGCTTTACATGCCTCCCGTCCGAGGCGCCGATCTGGCATGTCCTGCGAGTCGAGCACGAGCAGGCCGAGGGCAAGCGCGAGGTCGACGAGATCGAAGACCTGCTATCCCCATTCAAGCCGAAGGAGTGATGCCGCATGGCCGCTGAACTTGGCTGGGTAGGGCTCGGCGTAGCACCCGACTTCACGGGCTTCCAGGGGAAGGTCGAGACCGGCGCGTCGAAGGCGATGGCTGCCGCTGGCGTGAAGGGTGGCACCGACTTCGGTGAGGCCGCTGGCAGGTCTGCTGGCAGTCGTTTCGGCTCGGTCTTCAAGTCGGCCGCTAAGGCTGGGCTTGTCGGCCTCGCTGGCGTTGCGGCTGGCGCAGTCAAGCTGAGTATGGACTCGATCTCGGCCGCGTCCGATCTCGAGGAGTCGACGAACAAGGTCAGTCAGGTGTTCGGCACTGCGGCCGACCGAGTGTTCCGCTTCTCAGAGCGCACCGCGGACGCCCTCGGTCAGACCAACCAGCAGGCCCGCGACGCCGCGGCGACGTTCGGGCTGTTCGGCAACATCGCCGGGCTGACCGACCGCAGGAGTGCCAAGTTCTCCACCCGCATGACACGGCTCGCGTCCGACCTGGCGTCGTTCCACAACACGGAACCGAGCCAGGCAGTCGAGGCGCTCGGCGCCGCGCTTCGTGGCGAGTCTGAGCCGATCCGCTCCTTCGGCGTGCTGCTCGACGAGGCGACCCTGAAGGCCGAGGCCATGTCGCTCGGGCTACTCAAGCCCGTCAAGGATCAAGCCAAGATCCAGTCGTATCAGGTCGCGATCATGGAGGGCCAGAAGAAGTACAACGATGCGGTCGAGGAGTTCGGCAGCAAGTCGCTCGAGGCGCTCAAGGCCGAGGCGAACCTGGGCACCGCCCGTGACCGCCTCAAGAAGGCGACCGAGGGCACGATCCCCGCTCTGACGCAGCAGCAGAAGGTGTTGGCCGCGCAGTCGTCCATCTTCAAGCAGACCGAGGTTGCGCAGGGTGACTTCGCTCGCACGTCGGACGAGCTCGCGAATCAGCAGCGCCGCCTCTCGGCTCGCTTCGAGGACGCGAAGGCCAAGCTCGGAGTCGGCCTTCTGCCGATCATGACGAAGGCCGCGGACTTCCTGCTCGACAAGGGCATTCCCGCCTTCGAGGACTTCTCGGTCTGGTTCAACGACGAGGGCATTCCGGCGATCAAGGAGTTCGGGGACTTCGCCAAGGGCGCGGCCGGCAAGGTGAAGGCGCTCGTCGGCTTCGTCAAAGACATGCCCGACCCAGCCAAGTTTGCCGGTCTCGTCGCCGTGCTGGGCGGTGTTGGTGCGCTCAAGCTTCGCGGCGGAAGCGGCGGCGCGCTCGGTACGGCAGGCAAAGCGCTCGGGATCGCCAAGCCCGTCCCCGTCTTTGTGACCAACCCTGGCGCGCTCGGCCTAGGTAGCGGGCCAGATGTGGACGGCAAGACTGGAAGCAAGCTCGGCAGGGTCGCGAGCAAGGCGGGGCTGATCGCGGCACCCTACGCGGTCGGTTACGAGGTCCAGAAGAACTTCCCAGAGTTCGCTCCGTTCGGCGACAAGGGCTTTCTGCCCGGCTCGGGCACGGGCGAGGGCAAGGGCTGGATGAGTTGGTTCGAGGACGACAAGCCGAAGAAGGCCGAAGAGGCTGTCATCACCCTGACCGGCAAAGTCAACGGCCTGAACGACGCACTCTTCCTGGCTGGCAACAAGAAGATCCGCCCCGTCATGGACGACCGCGAGATCGTGCTGGCCAACGAGCGCCTGGGCCAATTCATCTCCAAGATGGTCGACGCAGGCAAGCCGGTCACGCCATACATCAACACGTCCTCGATCGAGCGCGCGCTGGAGTTGATGGCCCAACTTCCGGCCGCCGCTCATGGCGTCCCCACGGCTGGCACTGACGGCGGCGCACCGTTCCTCAGTGGCGGCGCGCAGCGTGCGGGCGTGACCTTCACGGGTCCGATCCATGTGCAGCCGAAGGATTACGACGACTTCAACAAGAAGATGCAGAGGAAGTCGCAGCAGGCGAACCTAGGGGGGCGGCCCGTTGATTGAGGTCAGCATCGACCGCGCGAGCCTCGCCCTGACGCCGCTGGTCATCACAGGCAACCCGTTCGCGAGCGGGCTGCACATCCCAGAGGACGCCATCACCTGGCCCCACTTCGACACGCGCCGCGAGTACGCACCCGACTCCAAGTGGGCCTCCGGTCGCACTCTCCTCGCAGCCGTACAGGACGCTGCCGAGTTGCCGCTGACGATCTACGCGCATGGCGCGGACGGGGCCGCCCTGGCTGCATCCAAGGCCGAGCTCGAGGCGGCACTGGCCCAGTGGAGCTATTCCCTCACCCTGACTGTCGATTCGGTCGCCCACGTCTACAACGCCGAGATCGTCCTCGGCGTCCCGTGGGGGCCGATCGACTCGGGCATGGTCGCCGCCCGCATGGCTCGCACGTCCTTCTCAATCCCTCTCAACCCGTAGGAGATCCCATGACCATCCGTGTTGCTGTCGCCGCCCGCAATGCTGGCCTCGACGCCATCTTCGACCGCGCCAACGCTGGCTCTGGTCCTGGCACCATCAAGATCTACACCGGCTCGCAGGTTGCGACCGCTGACACCGCGGAGGCGGGGACGCTGCTGGTCACGTTCACGCTGGCTGATCCTGCGTTCTCGGCCGCCGCGTCGGGCATCAAGGATCTCGATGCAGACCCCGACCTGACCGCCACGGCCGCGGCGACGGGTACTGCTGGGTGGGCGCGGTGTGAGGACTCGGACGGCGTCAACGTCTTTGACGGTTCGGTCGGCACGTCGAGCACGGACTTCATCATCAACTCGACGTCGATCACGTCGGGACAGACGGTCAACCTGACGTTGGGTGCCATCACCGCCCCCGCGTGACCCTCGCAGGCCCCCGTTCTGCCCCTCGTGGGCTTCTTTGTCGCGTGAGGTGGTGAGTCATGTCGTACTCGTCTGAGGTTCTGGCCGACTCCCCAATCCTTTACTGGCGTCTCGATGACGCTTCGGGCACGACTGCCGTTGACGTCAGTGGCAGTTCGCGGAACGGCACCTACTCGGGTACGTACACGCTCGCCAGCACCGGACTCCTCGCGGGGGACAGCAACACCGCAGTGGTGACCTCCACGGGTCGGGTGCAGATCGCGTCCGATACGTGGATGGACACCGACCACGTCACCGCAGAGATTGTGGTCAAGCCGACCACGGTCTCGAGCAGCCGTTGGATCATTGGCCGCGACCACGACGGCGGCACGACCGAGCTCGCCTGGCGCATCGACATGTCGTCGAGCAAGTTCCGCGCCATCTGTCAGCTCGACGGCTCGTCGACCATCCATGTCGTCACCGGCACCACGACGGTCGTCTCGGGCACGACGTACCACGTGGCCATGACCTACGACGGTTCGACCCTCAAGCTCTACGTGAATGGCGTCAGCGAGGGCACCCCCGTCTCGGTTTCGGGCGTGCTGAAGAAGACCGGCCGCGCGATCAATGTTGCCCGGTCTGGGACGAACGGCCTGTCCTACACGGGCACGCTGGACGAGGCTGCGGTGTACGGCACCGCCCTGTCGTCGGCGCGCGTGCTTGCGCATTACACTGCGACACAGCCCGTCACCGCAGGGACAGCAACGCTCGCGGGCACCTTGCAGGCATTCACTGCTGCGTTCACTGTCGGTACGGTCCTCGCGGTGTCGCTTGCCGGGACATTGCAGCAGGAGACGGCGGCCTTCGCTGTCGACATCCCCGCAGCACCCGACCGCACGGTCTCGCTCGCTGGTGAACTCCAACGTGAGACTGCATCCTTCGAGGTGCTGGGCGCCGCGGATGTCGCCCTCGTTGGCGAGTTGCAGCGCGAGACCGCGGCGTTTGCAGTTAGCGCCTCGGCTCAGGTGACCATGGCGGGCAACCTGCCGGCCATGACGGCGCTGTTTGCGCTCGAGAGCGGCAAGACGCTCACGCTCGCGGGCAACCTGCGTCGCGAGACTGCCGCGTTCACGATCGCGTCCAACCCTGCGGTCAGGCTGATCGCAACCCTGCGTCGCGAGACTGCCGCGTTCAGCATCGACGCGCAGCCGACCATCGCGCTCGCAGGGACGCTCGACCGGCCGATCGCGACGTTCGTGACCTATGTCGTCACGCCCGTCACCCCCGCGCCGATCGTGGCACAGGCGCACTCGGTGGTCGTGGCACAGGCGTTCGGCGCCGTGACAATGCAGGGCTCGCAGCCGGTCTACACAATCAGCGAGGCCGCAGTCCCGCGCGCCCGCCAGCGGATCATTGTCGACGGCATCGACGTCACCTACTTCCGCAACACCATCACCCCGCCCATCGACTACACCCTGCTCGAGCCCCTGCTCTACGGACCCGCGACCCTGACTCTCCCGCAGGTTGCAGCGTGCTTCGAGAAGGTCGGCGAGGGCGCTCTCTCGTGGATTCGTCCGGGCGCGCCTGTCGAGGTGCAGCGCGTGCTGGATGACGTGGTGGTCGGCACAGACTTCAAGGGGATTGTCGTCGCATACGACATCTCGGGCCGCAACCTGACTGTTGAGCTCGGCGGTGAGGCGATCGGTCGCGCAGCACTCCGCAACCGCCAGGTGCCGATCTTCCCGCGCATCAACGACCTCGGACGCCAGATCGCCGACGCGCTGACCGACCTTGGCTTGCCGCACTACCCACACCTGGGCGCCGAGACCGGCATCGAGATGATGACCTCGGGCGGAACGGGGCACCTCGACCACATCAACGACCTCGTGTCGAAGGCGTGGACCCGCGCGGGCGCACAGTGGACCGTCATGCCCAACGAGGCGACGGGCGCCTATGAGACGCACCGCAAGGACGTTGAGACGATCGACGGCACCGTGTTCATCGACGACGCCAAGACTGTCGCCAACCTGCGCCGCGACATCGCCGAGGAGCCGAACCGGATCTACGTGACGTGCGTGACGCCCGCTGGGATGCGTGTCAGGTTCGGCGTTTACCCCGAGCTCGTCCAAGGTGTGACCCCTGACTTCCCCGGCCACATGGAGGAAGGCGACACGGGCGAGGGTGTGCGGCTGCTCATCGGCAAGCTGCACGCGACCGGCTACCTGAAGCTGACCGAGACCGAGGGTGGCTTCGACTCCGACGTCGTCAAGGCAGTCGAGGCTTTGCAGGACGACGCCGGCCTGAATGAGACGGGCGAGGTCAACGAGGCCACGTGGGAAGCGCTGTACGACGTCGAGGTGACTGGCACCGCTCTCGGTTGGGCGCACATCGAGCCCGCTGCCCAGCGCCGCAAGGTGCGTCCGTGGAACCGCGCTGCGTCGGGCACGATCCTCGGCGAGAACCCTGACTACGACCCGAACCACCTGGTGCGGGATCGCAACATCGACCTCGGCTCTGGCGTGACCCGTTCGCAGGCGCGCGAGTTCGCCCGCACCGTGCTGCATGATTCGGACGACGCCAACTGGGTCGGTGACATCACCTTCCACGCGGGTGCGCTCATCCGCGGCGACGGCTTCGAGGGCATGACCGTCGATGCCGGCGACGTGATGGACGCCCGCGAGATCCGCCCCGGCATGAACCTCGACCTGCCCCAGTTCGACGGCGGCACGCTGGTCCACGTCTCCGCTGCGCAGGTCAACAGCGAGGGCATCGTCACAGCCACCGTCGACACCCGCGCGCGTGACGCAATGGAGGTGTGGGAGGTCATCGCCCGCAACGCCGAGTCACGCCGCGACCCGTCCCGCAAGCGCAACCGTCAGTACCGGGCCTCGACCATCGTCAAGGACAGCATCGGCGAATGGGACGAGATCGGCGGGCTGCTCGGTGTCGACATCGACCTCAAGCCTGGCTGGAACGTCTTCGAGACTGTGGGCGCAATGGAAGGCACCATCTCGCGCATACTCCTCACCCTCGGCACCCCGGCCGAGTTCGCGTGCGCCGTGTTCGGGCGCTCAATCACAGCCGACCGACTGAACAACCTCATCCCCGAGCCACTCACACAAGAGGGCGAGAGGGTCTGGCGCCGCCGCACAACTCGCGCCGAACTCAAAGAGCGGTGGATGCTCTACTCGTCGGGCAGTCAGGATGAGCCGTGCGGGTATGGCGCCGACCTCAAGACCGACGGTGCCGAACTCACGGGCGAGCACGACGACGACAGCAGTTGGCGCTATGCGTCTGCCGACCGCACCACGCTCCATGTCGCGATCTGGGTTGAGGAAGAGAACACCCTGCCCATCCCCGCAGGCAACGGCCGCATCCTGTGGCCCCAGCTCGAGGCGGGCGTCTGATGGTGTCCTACGGGCCGTGGGTACAGGAGCCCGACTACGAGTTCGTCGTCGAGTGGGACTCGAACGACAACAGCGACCCGCTCGTCGACTTCGACCTCAAGCCGAACACCGCAGCGAAGGGGTACCGGGAAATCCCCGGCTGGGACTCAGACGGTGCGCGCGACCTGCTGCCCGAGGCGCTCGGCGACGCCATCGCGGAGATGGGCGACGACGACTACGAATCGGGACTGCCCGCGGTGAAGGGCACACGACTGTCCTACAACATCGAAACCCACGGGCCAGGGTTCGACAACCCGTACTCGTTCGCGACTGCCTACACGCACAGCCCCCAATGGCTGATCATCCCCGCAACCCCGTCAAACAATGACGCGGGCTGGCGGCCCTTCAACTACTGGCCCGGCCTCTACGCGGGCGGCGACCAGGTATGGCCCGAGGGTGTCATCGGGATCGACTGGCAGGACAAGCCCGGCCCCTACGACCCGCCCTACGAAACCCTCACCCCCGAGTGGGTGAAAGTGATGCTCGAGCCGACCACGCAACTCGTCGGCGAGAACCTCGACGACAGCAACTCGGGCATCGAAGCCAACGCCCCCATCTCGGGGGCGTTCAGCTCGGAACTTGCGGTGCGCCTCATCGGTAGTGGCGAGATGCCCGACACGGAACCCGCGGTGGCCTACGCGGACAGCGACCCCAACGCCCCCGATTACAACAGGGCATCACGGATCCTGGGCGGCGATCCGGTGGACCTGTCCGAGTACCTGACCGCCCAAGACGGGGCCCTCGTTCTGTTCGCCCGCACGCCGGGCTATGTCGGTCAGAGGTA